GTCCAAACCGTTCGGGTAGGGCAGGCCCATCAGCGGCGTGTAGTTCAAATCGAGCGTCGTCACACGAAACCTCCCTCCTCGATATTGCCGATGACCTGCGACCGGCCGACGCATGACATCGGCGACCCGACGTCGAGCGGCATCGCCAGCGACGAGACGACCTGAACCCGGCTCACCTCACGTTGCGTGATCTCTATCTGGTAGATGTCGCCGAGCTCGACCGACGCGTCGGGCACTTGGGTCCACGTGATTTGGTGGGTGGGGGTGATGCCGGTGCGCAGGCGGGCCTGCGCGGCGGCGAGCGTGCCGCCGTCTGTGGTGGCTGACACACGGCGCATCAGCATCGACTTCAGCCCGAACTTGCCGCCGACGTAGGTGGGGCTGTCCGGGTTGGTGTCCTGCGCGGTGCGCACAAACGGAAGGTCTCCGTTGAGCCGTTCGGCGGTGGCCGTGACCGAGTTGAACATGGAACGGCGGGAGCGGCGCCGGTTCGTCGACAGGATCACCCCGGTCGGCCCGTCGGACAGGGTCATGATCGGCGCGCCGGGGTTGGCCCACGGGTAGCGGCGGGCGACGAACGCGCCGTCGGCCAGCGGATACCACAGGCCACCCACCGAAGAAAACATTTCGTCCAACGCCGAACCGCGGTTGAATTCCCAGCTCAGACCAGGCATCGGCTGGTTGAACGTGTCGGAGGCGCCGAAGCGGGCCGACGGTACGGCAGCGGTCACGAGCCGCTGAAACTCCGATATACGGTCCGCGCCCTTGATCGAGTTGACGGGGGTGACGAAGTTCGCGTCGAGGACGTCCTGCGCCGGGTCGGATGCGTTGATCGTCACCTGCCCGGTGGTGTCCTCAATGTCGGCATCCTGGATTTTCCCCTTGAAAACCTGCCAAATGTAGCTGAGTGATCTGTCGGCCGGCAGGACACCGCGCCAGATCCGCAGCTCGTTCCCGTTCGGTGCGAGCAGGTCGTCGTCGCTTTCCGGGTAGAGCTGCTCGGGCACGAACAGGGTCGCGTTGCGGGCCACCTGCGACTGCAGGGTCGCGGTCACCATCGACCCGGGCAGCACGACGAGACTGGCGTCCTCGCGCGGCACATCGGAGCGCAGCTCCTCGAGCACCTCGAGGCGCTGCACGTCGTCCCACACTTCGACACGCAGGTAGTGAATGGGCTGCGTGACAAGCATGTCGCGGTACAGCGGGTCGTCTCCACCAGTCAGCATCAGGCACCGTTCCGCAGCTGCGTGAAGGTACGCCCGCCAGTGTTGACGGCGTTGAACGACGCAAACTGGGCGTTCATCTCGTCGAAGGTGCGCAGCGACGCGAACGACACCTGGCCCGGCCCGTACGGGGAGGCGTTGCCGTAGAGAAGGTCGGTATAGGTCAGCCCGGCCATTTTGATCGCATTCCACGAGGTGTACGTGTCGCACAAGTCGTTGACACGGGCGCCACACACACCGTTGGCCGGGCCGGCGGGGCGGGCCATGAGCCGATGCGGCAGGGTGAAGATCCGCGGAGGGATACGGTGGTCGGCCAACGCCCGATCTACCGTGTAATCGCCGACCGAAATGTACCGTTCGGCGATGCCGTATTCGGCGGGGGCCTGGAAGAACAGCACCGTTCCGGGTTTGAGCGTCGCCTTGAGGTCGTCGCGGTCAGTGAACAGCCGCGTGATCACCGTGAGAGTGGATTCGCCCGACCTGCGTTTGCGGACGTGGGGCACAGGAAACTCGCGGTTGACACCTTCGAACAGCACCGTGCCCGCACCAACACGCTCCTGCGGCCCGTAGGACTGGACCATCATCCCGGACGAGGTGTCGCAGGCGATCTGCGGGCCGGCCATGCATTTGGTCATGGCCCGGTCGTGGCACGGGTAGACCGGGTCTTTCAGGTAGAACGGGAAGGTGGCGGTGACGGTGACCGTGGCCGAGAGGGCGAAGAACCCGGACGGCTGGTATTGGCCCAGCTCGAATTGGTCGACGTAGAACAGCGTCGACGCGGGCGCGATCCCAGTCACCTCAAAATTGATCTGGGCTGTGGCGGCGTCGGTCGGCGGGGTGGTGGTCAGATACATGTAACGCCATTCGGCGTCGTCGAGCACCTCGAGCGGCGTGACCACGGTCGTGCCGGTCTGTGTGCCGCCGGCCGTGAAGAACTTGATGGAGAGCCGGACCGAATTCCAGCCCTGCGGGGTGAGCGCCCACGCCGACACGGTCACGTCACGGGTCGGGTCGACGGGGATCGCATCCTGGCGGATCACGTTGGAGAACGTCGGCGAGCCGGCCGGGGTGAGCCGGCCCGAGTTGGCGCCCGAGTGGGCGAACGTCGCCGACTGGACGAGCGTCCCACCGATGCCCTGCCACGGTGCGGTGCCTGCCTCAAACGACGAGTTGAGCGCCTTGTTCACGTACGAGTCTGCCGGTTCGGTGCGGTATTGCACGGCTGTGTTCAGCGGCGGTTCGGTGTCCCACCAGACGCCCTTGGAGCAGTTGAGCAGCAGATCACCGGCCGCGTTGTAGGCCACATATGGGCGCAGCAGAACCTGCTCGCCGGTCACGGTGTTGATCCGGATCACACGGGCGTACTGCACGGCCGGCTGGTCGGACCAGTCGACGTCGATGCGCACATACGCCTCGTCGGGGAAAGTCGTCGCGGTGATCGTCGGCACCTATCCCACCAACCTCGGTTGCTGCGCCAGGGTCCGCGCGGTGCCCTTGTTCGAGCTGCGGATGGTCTTGACTATGCGGGCCTGGAAAGGTTCGCCGTCGAACACGGCGTAGACGGTCATGTTCGGGTCGCCGAGGACCGCAGTCACGCGCGGGTCCTGCGCGACCGCGCGGGCGCGGGCGGGATCGTCGAGCGGGATGATCGCCTCGTCGCCGGCTTCGCCGGCCAGCGACGGGCCGTCGGTGATGCCGCCGCGGGCGAATCCGGGCAGGAACCCGGCGATGAACCCGACCAGCGGGTTACCGCCGAAGGCTTTAGTCCGGTTGAAGAACCGCTCGAGGGCGTCGCCTGCGTCATCGAAAGCCTCGATAGCCATCGCGAAAAGGTGGATCAGGTTAGCGACCTGCTCGGCTACCCAAATCAGGATGATGCCGAAATCGTGCGCCAAGGTGATCATGTTTTCGATGAATTCTTTACCGTCCGGGGACTGGAAGAATTCACGCAGCCGCTTGATCGACTCGGCGACGTCCTCGAGGAACCGCTGCCCCGCCTCGTCGGTCGTGCCGAACATGTCTTTGAGCAGGCCCAGAAGCTCGCCTGTGACGTCGCCCAGGTCGGACATGGTGGTGAACGCCGACTCGAGGAAGCTCTGAAAGGAGCCGTCGGCGACCGAGCGCTCGAGGAAGCTCGCGAACTTCTCGACGCCTTCGCCGAGCCGGTCGAAGAATGCCGAGATGGCAGGTAGCGACGCATTGGCGATGGTGAACATCGAGTCGAGGAAGTGGATCAGGACGGGGCCGCCGCGGTTGATTCCGTCGGCCACATGTTCGAACAGGTTCGCCAGGAAGGTCACAAACTTGGGGGTGGCCAGCAGCTGGAGCAGCTGGGAGACGACCCCGCCGAGGGCAAAGGCCACGTTGGACAGTCCGCCGTTGAGCGGGCCGGCTATCGCGTTGATCAGGCGCGTGAAGTCGCCAGAGATCCGGCCGAAGAACGCTTCCTGCACGCTCTTACGGATCTGTGAGAATACGGGCATAAGGGACTTGAATTCGCGGAGAACACCCGCGGCCGACGGTGTCAGCTTCTTGAGCGATTCGTTGAATTTGTCCATGTCGCCGGATACGAGCGCGCTTATCGCGTCGCCCAATCCGATGAACACCAGCACGAGCGGCGCCAAGGTGGCGATCAGCCCGAGCCCGATGCCGGGCACCGCGCCGAGCAGGCCGATCAGCGAGAACAGCGCGCCGCCCAGCGCGAACACGGCCGAGGTCAATAGGGGAATGACCACCACGAGGATGCCGGCGGTGATGAGGAACCCGCCGAGGCCGGCCAGGAATTCGGGCGCGATCAACGCCGCGCCGATCTTCGATATGCCCGAGCCGAGGAACGAGAAGAACTCGCCTAGCTTGCCGCCCTGACCGAAGAACGAGGACCCGGCCCGGAAGATCTCCCCGGTGAACAGCTCGGCGAACCCGGAGCCGGCCACCTCACCGACCTTGGATAGGTCGTGCACGATCTCGGGGCGGTGCCGGCGCAACGCGCGCAGGAACCGGACTTCCCACTCGTCGCCGCTGCGCTCCCCGGCGTCGCCGAGCGCATGCACAAGACCGTCGTATTTGTCGCTTTTCGAGGCGGCGCGGGTGGCACGGTCGATCGAGCGTTCAAGCTCACGCTCGTACCGTTCGGTTTCGGCGACGACCTCGATAAAGGCCTCGCCTTCCTTCCGCCCGACTGCCACACGATCACCCTAGAGACACAAACACCCCACGCACGCAAGGTGACGTGGGGCGTCGGGTTTTTGCTCGAGGTGTTCTACTCGTCGCCGTAGCCGGCGCCGCCGTTGGCCATCATCATTTCGAGGGCACGCTCGGCGGCCTCTTCGTTCCAGTTGTCGTGGTCGAGCATGTCGGCCGGTGGCATGGCCAGCTCGTTGAGCCACTTCGTCCGGTCTTCCTTCGACTTGTACTCGAGGATTTTCGCGTTCACCGCGGCGAGCACGGCGGCGAGCGGCTGCCGCTGTAGGTCGACACCGGACATGATGAGCAGGCCGCCCACCATGTCGAACTGGTGGTAGAGGACACCCATTAGCTTCCCGGCCGACCACCACGGCCACCCTGAGATCATCTCGAGTGCGTCGCGGTTGGCCTGCACAAGGTCGTCGTGGGTGACGTGGCCTTCGTATTGGGCGTCCATGAGCAGCTCGCGCTCGTCGTCGCCGAGCAGGCCGGGCAGGTAGGACAGGTGTCCGGTTTCGAAGCTGGCGATGAGCCAGTCGGCGGCGGGTAGCGGCGGGATACGGAAGATGTGCGGGTAGCCGTTCGCGCCGAGCACGTTCGGGAAGGTTCTCTCGTACGCCCACAGGCGCAGGGCTGCGAGCGCCTCCATGGGTTATCGGGCCAGTCGGCCGGTGGTCTTCTTCGCCCGGCGCGTCGCGCGGTTGCCGCCGAGCGGCTCGCCGGTTTGGGCGTTGTGCGCCTCGATGATCAGGGCCGGGATGTCGGCGACGTGCTGCCACTTGATCGACTTGTCGGCCATGCCGTCCTGGATGAAGTCCCAGTCGGCCTGGTCGAGCAGCAGGGTCTGCAGGATGGTTTGGAACCGGCCGGCGTGTTTCATGCCCTCCCGGTTGAGCCGAGCGGCTTCCTGCACGACCGGATGCTCGGCGGTGCGGGCGGCGCCGAGCGCCTCGAGCTCGGGGAGGATCTCGTCCATGCGGCGCATGTGCCGGCGGAAGAACTCCTGGGAGGCGATCAGCACGGCGAGCTGGTCTTCGTTCGGCAGGATGACCCGCATGTCGCGGTTCTCGAACGTGATCTGAAACTCGGTGGGTGTGTCTACGGTGGTCACACCGACATCATAGGTGGTGTGTCCGGCTGACGCGGAACCCGCGCGGGGTGGCGACCTCGACCAGCGACTCGTACAGCCACGGTCGCCCGCGCGCGTGGGCGGGCGAGTAGACCGCTTTCACGATCACCGTCCGGCCGGCGATCTTGAACTTGAGAGCTTTCTTGTTCACGGGGAAGATCGGCTCGGTGCGTGACCATCCGTCGTGCACGGGCACCGCGTAGGGCACGAGCACGCGGACGGTACCGACCACGCGGGTGAAGTGGCGGACCACCTTCACCACGTGCGAGGCCCGCATCAGGCCGGTATCAACCGGCGAGGTTACCTTCGCCCGGTTCTGTGTGCCGCGTGTCGTCTGCAGCACCAGCCGCTCCGCCACTTGCATCGAGTCGGCCCGTGCTCGAGCGCGGTCGACTTTCACGCGGACGCGCACTCTTGCCACCGGTCGTCGCCTCCTCCGTGCTCTCCTCGCCGGCTGGGGCGGCTTCGACGTCCTCGGTGTCGGCCGCCGGCTCGGCGGGCGGGTCGAGGAACACTGCGGCGTGCGCCGAAACGAGCTCGGCTGCCCGCTCGGGTGCGACGTCGACGATCTGGCCTTTGACGCCCACACCGACGACCGAGAACACCAGACGGATCGCGATCACTTCCGCGGCCTCTTGCGCGGTCACTTCTTCGTCAGCACTCATTGCAGTTGATCACCTTTATGGTTATGGACAGCGCGTGTTGGAAACAGGCGCCGTCGGGGCCGGTTTTCTGCCATGACCCGATCACCATATCGTCGGGCACGGTCAACGGTATGGCGTTGAAACAGCAGTTGATCGTCTTGCGCATGGCCTGGACGTCGGCGAGCACCTGCGCGTGGAAGGCGTTGAGCTCGGCGATCGTGGGCAGGACCTGCTCGGTGCCGATCGGCGGGCAACGGCCGATGCCCAGCTCGAGCACAAGACCGTACGCGGCCGGGCATATTTGAGCCTGCAGCGAAGTGTCGGAGGAAGGAAAGGTTTCGTCGGAGGTGATGAACCAGTCGACGAAACGGACCCACGCCGAGCCGCATTTGCACTCGTCCTCGTTCAACGCGATGCCCATCGACGGCAAGGTCGCGTCGAAGCGGAACCCGATCCGGGCGGGGCGTTGCGCGGCGGGCAGCGCCTCGAGCTGGGCCGTCCAGCAGTCCAGCAGGCGTTGCGCGATCGGCGAGAACAGGGTGTCGTCGACGACCACACCGGGCGCGGTCGCGGTCATGCCCAGGACGGGGACGGGCAGCACAATGTCGAGGGTGGCGGTGGCTGCGGTGGTGACGGCCGCCGCGACGGTGGGCACTGGCAGGGTGATTGCCAGGGTGGCGGTGATGTCGGCGGCTGCATCGTCGATCGCGATGTCGACCGCGAACCCGCCGAGGACGAACGTCTCATCGTCGGGTGGGACCGTGGCTACGCCGCCGTCTTTGAAAATGCAGTTACCCGACAGGCTTCCATTGACCGGATTACCGAAACCGCCCTTAAACCAATAATTCGATGTCTCGGTGTCGGGGTGGAAGATCGTAGCGAAGTAGAAGTCGTTCTGCACCAACGCCGTCTGGGCAACGCCGGGGACCGCGATCTCGAGCCCGGCTGCTCCGGCCAGACCACCAATATCGATGTTCTGTATCAGCGTCGACGCGCTGATGGGCGATGCTCGCTTCCACAGCTGGACCCGGGTTCCTGCAGCGAACACACCGGCGTTGTTCATTTTGACGTACATCGCGACGACCTTTTTACCCGCCGCGTTGGTTTTGAAGTTCCAGCCGAGTTGATGTGAGGTGCCGCCGATGGCGCCAACCTGGTTGATCGACTGAAGGTTTGCGGTGTTAGTGAGCAGCCGTTCGACAGCCATCGCCTGTCACCTCCCCTATGTTTCGGGTGTGGTCATGGTGCCCGCGGTCAGGTTGATGTTCTGCCCGATCGCGACCGTGGCATTGTCGAGGATCATGTCGGTGCCGGCAACGCCCGCGGTGCCGTCCATGACCGTCGCGCCGGTCGAGTCTTTGGCCCTCCACCATCCTGCGGTGCCGGCGGCGACAGCCACAGCGGTGATCACAGGGGTGGCGTCGAGGGTCGCGACACCGACCGCGGCCACACTGAACGACGGGTCGGCCAGGGTGAACGTGAACAGCAGTGTGCCCGTTGCCCCGGCTTGCGGGTTGGCCGGTTTACCGCCCGTACGCACCTCGATCGTGGCCGCGCCCGGGCCGGCGTCGAACCGGGCGGTGGTCGCGTCGGTGTTGGCGTTACGGGTCGGCGTGGCCAGTCCTATCGCCATAGATCACCTTCCTAGGAGATGAGTGTGTAGCGGGGTTCGTCGTCGTCGAAGGAGAACACCCGCGGCCGTTGGATCAGGCCTCTCGGGTTCGCCGCGAACACCCACTGATTGACGTTCGCCATCGGCGTGAACCCTTTGGCGATCAAATCTTCGGCGGCGAGGATCTCGTAGGTGACCCCGTCGCGGCTGATCGACGTCGCGGCCGGCGACAGGGCGCACGCCTGCCCGGCGCACAGCTTCGCGAATTCGCACGCCAACAGGCCGTTGATTTGCGGTCCGCCCGCGGGCAGCGCGTGCCCGCGCGTGTAGGTGACCTGGAAGGCGTTAGACCCGTTCGCGGGCTGGTTGAAGTCCTGGCAGTCGGGCCAGACACGCCCGTTTTCGGCGACGAGCCAGTAGATGCCCTGCGCGACGTCGACGCGGTAGTCGGAGGCGGGGACGACCAGGCCGTTGACGAGCACCTCGGTTATCGCGGTGACCGGCCCGGCCAGTTTCACTTGCGAGCTGGGCACGCAGCTGCAGGCGGACGCGCAGCCGCAGTTACGCCATGCGCCGCCAACATCCACGTAGGGTGTCCAGTTCGGGCCGATCGACCCGTCGTAGTACCCGTCGGTCCACACACCATAGGTTCGATAGGTTTGCCCGATTTGCTGGCCGCAGGGGCGGACCACGATCGGGCAGTCGCCGAACTGGCGCCCGGTCAACGCCCACAGCACATACGACGACAGGGTGACCGCGTTGTCGCGGATCGTTTGATCGATTTCGGCCCAGCCGGGGCAACAGGATGTGTCAACGGTCCAGTTGCAAGGTGCTGCCATCCTGCTGCCCCTTCCGCGCGATTTGATCAGCAGTTTACGTTACGGGATTGCCGTAACCAGCACGCTGACTCCGAGCCCGACGAGGCCCGTGTTGTGGATGGTGACGCTGGCCGTGTTCTCGTCGACCACCGACAGGGCGGTGACCGACAGGTTGCCCAGGTTGACCCCGCCGAACAGTTGCGCCCGCGGCGTCCACGAGCTGTCGGCTTGCGCCGGCTGGATGTCGACGGTGACGGTGGTGTCGCCCGGCCCGGCGGTGAGGGTGAGCACCCCGGCGCCGAGCACGACCGGCTGCCCCTCGAGGCCGTCGATGCGGTCGTCAAGACTTGTCAGGTTGGTTTGCTGCGCGGCGAAATCGGGCAGTCTCACCAGCTCATGGGAGAACCGGGTGGGGTCCACCGAATCGGTGACGATGCCGTCCTGACGGTAGGTCAGGCACCAGCCTTCTAGCGCGTAGAAGATTCCGGTGTCGCTGGTGAAGTCCAGTCGGCCACCCGATTCTGCCGTGATGACGATGTCGAGCAGGGCGTCCAGGTCCGCCGAGTTCGTTCCGTCGTATGTAACACCACGGGACTTGGGGACGAGATCATAGGGGACAGCAGACATACGGATCTTGCTCCTTTCTCAGGCCACGGGCTAGGTGGCCGGGAGATCGGCGGCAAGGCGTCGACGGCCCCGGCTGGACCGTCAAACAAGACGCTTTGGCGCCGAGCAAAACAGGGCGGCGGCGACCGTCAGCTTTAGGGGATAGGCAGTCCCCCAGGCTGCGGCGCCGCCGCCCTTCGCGTCTCCTGGACGGTGTTACGGGATGGCGACAGCGAACGTGGCAACCGGCGCGGTCGTGTCCGACGCGTCAGCTACCGAGATCGTCCACGTGCCCACGTCCGGGTAGGTGTGGTTGGAGCTGCCCGATTCGGCCGCGCCGAGCGTCGACGTCCCGTCACCCCAGCTGATGTTGACGGTGCCGGCGCCGCCCGCGTTTGCGTAGGCGAGCGTGACCGCGCGCGGATCACCACCGACCGACTTGGTGAGGCTGGCCGTGGTGGTCGGCTGCAGCGTCGACGCCGGGCAGGTGTTGACGTTTTGCGAGATGGCGTCAGCGTCGGCGACGTCGACGACGATGTTGGTTCCGGCGACGTAGCCGGCGACCAGGTTCGTGCCGCCGCGCTTCAAGTTGAGCGCGCCCGCACCGAAGACTTCCTCGGGCACCCGCAGGCCGAACTTGAGGTTTCCAGGGCTCATCTGAACCTGGATCTTGTCCCGGTTGCCTGCCGCAACCCAGCACAGGAGCCGCTCGGCGACCTGCTGCAGCTTGCGCGAAGAGTTGACCGTGAGTGTGAGCGATCCGCCGGCCATGGCCGTACCTCCTAGTAGATGTAGGCCGCGCCGCTGGCGGCGCCGCTCTGCTGGTCGTAGAACAGGCCGGTGCCGATGTTGACACCCTTGCGGAACTTGAGATGCCGTGTCTCATTCGCCGCGTGGGTGATGCCCATCATCGGGGTACCCGAGATGGCCGTGTTGTCGTAGAGCCGCCATTCGGCGGCAGCGCCCGCGGTTTCGGCGGCGAGCACCGAGTCGAGGAAACACGCCCCGGTGAACAGGCCCAGGTCGGCGCCCGCGAACGGCTTAGCGCGCAGGCCACCGCTCGACCCGTACAGGATCATGCCCTGGATGTCGGCGCCGGTCGCGGCAACGGTCAGACCGGTGCCGAACTTGACGCCCTTGTCCCACTCGAAATAGTCCTCGCCGTCGGCGGGCAGCCGCAGCGGCGCGAGGACGGTGCCGGATGCGGCGGTGTTGTCGAAGACCTGCAGCAGCCCAGCCGCGGCGACGCCGGTCACTTCCTTAACCATGATCCCGTAGACGCCGCCGGCCCCGGTGAACAGCGTCGCGTTCGCACCCGCCGCCACGCTGAAGGGCAGTTTCGCCAATGCCATGATCGTTTCCCTTCGTGGTTACGAGGCGGTGATGGACGCCGAGACGTAGTTCGGCGAGCTGTACGCCGTCGGGGTAAAGGTGGCCACCCGGGTACCCGGCGTGGCGTACGTGTGCGTCTTGGTCGTCCCGGAGGTGACCACGTCGACCGCGGTAGCGTCGCCCCAGTCGATGCGGGCCGGCAGAATCGGCGTGGACGTCCCCGGGTAGAGCGGGAAGGTGCCGGTCACCAACAGCGGCGACGCCCCGGACGTGGGCGTGACCGAAAAGACCGGCGATGTCGGGTCGAGACACACGTCGTACGGTGCCGGCGGCGGCAGCGTGGTCACCAGCTCCCGGGAGAGCTCCTCGTCGCCTTGCGTGGTGCCGATCGCGGTCAACAGCGGGCGCGGGTTGCCGGCGTTCACACCGGCCGCGAACCGCTCGACGTTGTACGGGCCGACACCCCACGGCGACGGCACACCCGAGCGGGCACCTTCGATCACTCCGGTGACGACCGAGTTGCCGACGGTCTGCTCGCCGATCTTGCCCTGTGTGATCCACGGCCCGACCCAATACACATACGGGGTTTGAGTCGGATCGACGCAGGGCTCGTTGGCCTGCCGCTTCCACAGCTCGATCCCCGCGTTCGCGTTGATCACCTGGTTGCGGCTGGTGGACACGCCGACAGCTTCGGGTGTCGGCGACGCCTCGTTGAAATAGAGCGCGGCACCGGTCAGCATCGCCCACGCGCGCAGGTTCACCGCGTTGAGCGTGATCGTGTACTGCTCCCATTTGAGCTGCGGCGGGGTTTGGAACACCCAGCACAGCGACCCGTCCATGTTGACCGGGGACAAGTCCTGCGGGTCCACATATTGCGGGGTGATCTGCACGGTGGCGACGCAGCGGCTGACGATCGAGCAGTTCTGCGGCACACCGCAGGCGTCGACGGCGGTCACACGCATGACCGTTCCGCCGGCCATCTTGAACGTCTTATCGGCCATCGCCGTCGCCGCCTTCCTTCTTCGCCGCCGCCTTGCGGCCGGTCGCCTTGCGGGCTACCGGCGGTTTGACGGTGGCGGCTCGTTTCTGCCGGGAGCCTTTCGGCGCCTCGACCGGGCCATGGTCGCCGGTTTCTGCCGTGTGCGCGGCGTAGGCCTCGGCGAGCTCACGCGGGACGACGAAGCCGCCCGCGCGGGGCTGGTAGTCGACCACATGCGGGTGCATGCCGAGCGCGGCGGCGATGTCGAGCAGGAGCCGGGCGAGCGGCTCGAGGCCAGGCCCGTCGCCTACCGCCACAACCTCGGTCACGGCCAGGTGCACAACTTGCGCCTCGTCGTCCTCGAGCTCGTCGTCGACCGGCTGGTCGTCGACAGTCGGGGCATCCGCCGCGGCCGGTGTTTCGGCCACGGCCGAAGGGTCCGGCGGTGCGCCGCCCGGTGCTGCGCCGACACCCACGTCGACTGGGGGATCTTGGATCGGTTCGGTCATCAGACTGCCACCTTCGGGATAGCCACCTTCGCGGTGATGTTGAAACAGTCGTATGTGGCCAGGTACTCGCGCTCCCACAAAATCTGGAGCTGGTTCAGGGAACGGTCCATGACCTCGAGCGCGTCTGGTGGTGTCCATTCCGGCTTGCGCCACAGGGCCACGTTGCCGGTCATCCAGATGTAGGTGTTCCCGGCGCCGGGTGCAGCACCCGCGCCGGCAACGCCTGGGCCGGTGCCGGCATAGCCGCCGCCGAAAACCCACTTCGACCCGAGCGGGGTACGCAGCATGGCCTCGTTCGCGCCGACACCCCACACCGCGCCGTGCGTGTTCGCGGTGACGACCAACGCTGCTTGCGCCGCGTAGGCGTGCACGGCCGGGATGGCGTGCAGCACCCCGAAGTAGCCGTATGGCGAGATGACAGGCGGGCCTGCCGCGCCGCCGTAGGCTGCCTGCTCGAGCGCGGCCACAGCGTCGGTGATGTTCGCGTAGGTGCCCGCGCCGCCCACGTTCAAGCTGGTCGAGTTGTCGATGATGAACGGGGCGTTGCCGAACCCACCCGACCACAGAGCCGCCTCGACGGCCTGCTGCTCGGAAGCGAACAGCCGTTTTTGCGTCTTGCTGGTCAGATATTCGACGGAGTAGCCGCCTTTGCTGCATTTGATCGTCGCGTACACGGAAAACGGCAGCACCTGCCGCTCGGCCGAGTTGGCGTCGAAGCTTTTCGCGGCGCCGCCCGAGGGCGGGCAGACGATCGCGTACGGGTGGGCCGAGCCGCAGCCGACCGGGTCGTAGTACATGCCGGCGGCGAACGCGTGGCCGCCGCGGTTCGGGTCGTCGCTGACGGACGTGGGCAGGCTCTGCGGCGGGGCCACGTTGAAGATGCCGTAACGCAGGTTCCCCGGTTGGGGCACCTCCTCGGGGTGCAGCCGGGTCGACCCGACTGTTCCGAATGCCATGTGATCCCTCCTTCGCTTCGGTGGCCCACGCCCGCTTTGCAGGCGGGCGTGGGCGCTAGTTAGTTGGCGTCAGAGGTGATCAGGCGCAGGACCGAGTGACCAGGTCACTCGTCGCGCCGGTCGGGCACATGGTGTAGACCACACGGCGGGAGTCGGGGCAGGTCTTCGCGACGAGGACCCCCTCCTCCGTGAACAGGGCGGTGTATTGGTTGGTGGACAGCTTGGCGCTGTCGTAAACCGTTTCGAGGCGGATAGTCTCATCCACACCCTTTGCCCAAGTTCCGGCCGGGTAGATCATGAACTCGATCGCGGCGGGGAACGTGGTGATACCAGGAGCGGCCGTACCGGGGCCGCCAGCGACACCGCTGTAGGCGTCCTGCCAGTCGTACACGAGCCGCAGCGACAGGTGACGGTCGGAGAAGAACCCGGCGATGGCCTGGTCGGTGACCGAGAGCAGGTCGACGCCCGTGCGGCGGGACAGGTCCGCGCGGATCTGCGCGAGCGCCCACACGGGGAACACGGCCTCGAGGGTCGCGGTCGGGTCCATGCGGTTGCGGTAGCGCATGTCGGTTGCCACCATCTCGGCCGCCGCGAGCAGACCAGACGTGGTGACGTCGCCGACGAGCGAGCCGACCGGGATCGGGTCGAGGTCGACCAGGGTCGAGCCTGCCGCCATCTCGGAGATGACGAAGGCGTTGACCATGTGCAGGTGGGCGATCATCGCGCCGCGGATGAACCGGGCGATCAGCTCCGGGTAGCCGCGCCGCTGCAGGATGCCGGCGGTGATGCACACGCCGAGGTTACGCAGCCGCTTCTCGGTGAACGCCGGGCAGTCGATCTCCATGCACGGCTTGACCGTGTTCGCGATGACCTGGGCCTCGGTGTAGTTCCAGTAGCCGGAACCGTTGAAGATCGACGCGAAGTCGGGGCCGGTGGTGAAGAAGATGCCGCCGCGCGAGATCTGAATCTCGGTGATCGGCAGGATGCCCGTCGACGTTTCCAGCTCGCACAGGTCGTAGATCGTCAGCGAGGGCGCACAGTAGGCCGCGGCGGCGGTCTGGTTGGCGTTCTCCGCCTTGTACTTGTCGACCGCGCCCATGAGCGCGGCGAACTCGACACCCTGGTCGGCTGCGCCTTCGACGGTGGTGAGGCGGAACTCGGTCGGGTAGTCGCGGACGAACTCGATCAGCGGGTCCTGCAGCCGGCCCTGACCGACGGAGCGGTAGCGGTCCAGTTGCTTGATGAACGCCCCGGCGAGCTGCTTCATGCCGGTGAACTCGTCGAGCTTGAGCGGCGCGAAGTCACCCGACGTCGGGTTCTTGATCATGTAGCGGGCGCGGCCGTACAGCTCACGCTCGGGTGCGGCGACGGCGCCGCCCGGGTTGACGGCGGGCACGAGTGCGGTGGCCTCCGCGGCGCGCGGCAACGCGAACGTCGGGTCGGCGGCAGGCGTGACGACCGGTGCGGGCGCGGCAGGTGCCGGCTCGGCCGGCGCGGCAGGTGCTGCGGGCGTGGTTGGCTTGAGCTCCTCGTCGAGCGCCGCGAACGAGGCGACGATCTTCTCACGCTCGGCGGCGTCCTCGGCGCGCTTGGCGATGCGGCCGTCCAGCTCGGTCTTGGCCTGCATGGCGTAGGTGTGCAACTCGCGGACGGTGGCACGCTCGGCCTCGGTCAGCGTGTTGATCCGGTCGGGTGCCAGCAGCGGGCGGGCTTCGGTCGCCGCTGCGACTTTGACGGCGGTGAGCTCTTCGTCGGTCGCGGCAGCGAACGCTGCGGCGTCCTTCCAACGGGTGAAATCGAACATTGCGGCAGGGCTCCTTAAACACGGACGGGAATATCTCGCGGTGTTTCCGGTCCGGCCGGCCCTTAGCGCTGCGCCTGCGACACATGGATCACCATCGGTGATCGACACGGTCAGGATAGCGTCACCTTCCCCAGACACAAAGAACGCTCCCGGCCACGGGGGTCGTGGTGTCCGGGAGCGGTCTATCAGGAAGGAAGAAAATCACGACGTGCGCATACCCGTCATAGTAGCGCCGCGTGTTTGGGGCACAAAAAAGCACCCCCGCCTTACCCGGGCGGGGGTGCTCTTTTGAGGAGAGGTGTACCGGGCCGAGCCTACTCCGCTACACCTTGCGGCGAGTGCTCCACGGGGCAAGCCACGAGAACAGGAGCGAGAGGGCCAGCCCGGCGAGGCCGACGAGCGGCACCATCACGTCGGACGCGTGGAAGATCCAATGTCCGTCATTCATCACACACCTCCCTTTGTGCTGTCGATCAGGCGGATTCCGCCCTGGTAGGCCCACGCATCTCCGGTGAACCGGTTGTTACGGTCCAGCCACGGCCCTGCCTGGTAGGCGACGGTGGGGATGCCGCCACGGGGCTGTGTCGGCGGCAGGTCCGCGAAACGGACCGCGCCGCATGGACATCGCTCGGTGACCTCCCAGCCGAACACGCCTTTAGACTGCGGGATGCAGCGGTGCAGGAGGCGGAACAGAAGACCTCGGACACCTGTGGGCAGTGGCACGGACCAGAACGGTACCGGTGTGCCTTCGACGATTTTGTGGGCTACGTGGCCCGATCCGGTGTCTCGGGTCCACATCCAGTCGGTAATGCTCTCCGACATCACGCCTCCCTATCTCCTAACGCGGGTGGTTGGCTTTCCATGCTAGGGTGTGTCCATGGACAATACAACCCTGCCGGTCGGCGAATCTGTCGACCTCACGACAGTTCAGCAGCTTGCCGAGGCGGTCCACATGCGGCTAGGCGCTATCGAGGCGTTCACCGGGTACGGGTACACCGACGCCCGGCGAGACGTCATGACGCGCGCGCACGAGGTCGTCGACGAGCTGCGGGCGTGCCGCCTGCGCACGGTCAACCCCGGGTTCGAATGGCACGCCATCCTGCAGGCCAACGCGGTCTGTCACGTGCTGTTCGGCGAGCTCCACCCGCCGGCCCAGTTTTGGATGACACCGCTGGGCGCAGACGTCGCCTGGCTCATCGGCTACCCCCATTCGGTGGTGCCGGTGTGGGCAGCTGCAGCGGTGTGCAACCTGAATCGGTCGGTCGCTTCGACGGCCGTCAAGGAAGGCCGGCTCGTGCTCACGCCCGCGGGCGTGCGCGATTACGTGCGCCGCTATCCGCGGTGGACGCGGTGGGCGAAAACCCTGCAGCCGGACGCGTCGACGATGCAGCCGGTCGCACCCGCGCACTCGTGGGATGTCGGCAAGCTGACCCGGCGCACCGCAGTGCAGCCGGCATGACGAAAAGCCCGAGGGGTCTCCAGTCCCTCGGGCTTTTCTATTGCCCCGGCAGGTGTTTCTTATGACTGAACACACCCCTACCAAGACTTCCGGGCAGCACATTATCAGGCTAGCGGGGTACCACCTTGCCCTGACCTTTGTAGCTGGTCCGCAAAGCCACCTCGGCGTGCGCGGCCGTCGGGTAGCGGCCCATCTTGGTGCCGTTGAGCAGCTGCACCGAATACACGGTCGCGGGGGCTGCCGCCGCGGCGGCGTCACCTCCACCACATCCACATGCCATCTGTTACCTCCTCTATTCGAATGCGCCGACCAGGGCGGCCGATTCGTCGGCCCACGCGAGCGCGTCCAGCTCGGCGGCGATCTGCCCCAGGTCGTCGGCCGGCTCGTCGAACCATTGCCCGGCGGCGACCATGTTGGCCATTTGCCCGTCGATGATGTGCGCGCGGGGGACAACGTGGCCGGGCACGTTCACCGCGAGGATCGCCATCAGCTCGAAGTTCGTCCAGTGCCCCGACGGCGGCGACATCATGAACCGGGTCGCGTCGACCGCGGTCACGTCCGGGGCGAGCACGCCGGAGAAGAACGGCCCGAACTCGTCGTCGACGACCCGGCCGTAGGCGAACTCTTTCGACGTGGCGTCGTAGAAGGCGCGCACCACGCGCGGGGTGCCGTTGACGTCGGCGTGACCCTCACCCATGACGATCTTGCCTGCTTTGATGGGTCCCTCGGTGGTGCGCAGCTCGCCGAGGTGAAACTCCTTGTAGCCGCTGCGCGAGCGTGGCGGCGGGACGCATACGCCGCGGTGGCCGCGGTTACACGACGACCACGATCCGATGTGCCCGTAGACGCGGGTGAACGGCTCGTCGGGCCGGTCGTCGAGCGTCATCGGCGTCAGGCCTTTGGCCTTCACCCGGAACGCGTCGGCCGGGTACGGGTCGAGGCCGGCGAACACGGCAGCCGCGGTCTGCGACCCGTCCCCGGCGAGGGAGCGCGCCCACTTTTCGGCGCAGCCGCAACCGTCGGAGGCGAGCGCCATTTCGTTCGACGTCGAAGCGTCCCAGGGGGCCTGGAGGCTGTCGTCGTCGAACTCGTCGGCCATCTGGTCGTACAGGTCGTCGAGGACGTCGCGGACGTCCTGTTTCGCTGTGGCCGGGATGTCGGTCTGGTTGAGCCGGGCCGCCACAGCGAACACAGCGCGGGGGACGATGGTGAGCTCGCCGTCGATCACGTCGGCGATCGGCAGTTTGAACGCGCCTTGCGCGTCGGCCGGGTCGTCGTGCCACAGGAACGCGCGCCCGTACTTGTCCAAGTCCAGCTGGTCGCCGTCGCTGGCCCATTCGACGAGCCGGCCCACAGCGGCGCCCTTGTCCCATTCGACATCGCGGTCGGCGAACGGAAGATCGTCCCAGCCGTTCGCGCGGACCGCGGCCACCTGGTCGGAGCAGCCGCACGACGGGCGCATCAAACCCATGACGGCCATGTCGTCGCGGGCGGTGCGCGTGTACAGCTGCGGGGCGCGTGCTTCCGCGAACGCGGTGATCGGGACGAGGGTGGCGCCGGCAACCGTCGCATTGGTGATCAACGCGGTGGGTTTGGTGGGGCAGCTGCCGTCCATGGCGCAGGTGTGCGGGTTGAACGTGTTGCCTGCCTCGTCGGTGAAACTGACATCCATGTCCGGCTCGAGGTCGACCGACGGGCCGATCAGCCCGTGCTCGACGAGGTACATCGCCTTTTCGGCCTGCGGGATCTTCTCCGGGTCCAGGAAATACCCTTCGCCCATGATCGTGCCGGGAGGCAGTACGGTGCCGTTCGGCATGGTGTACGGGTCGGAGAGCACCGAATATCCGGTGAGCGCACCAACGACGACCGCGCCGTCGTGACCGGACTTCTGTTCTTCCTGCCACCGGAACGGCAGCGGAAGCCTGCGGGTCGCCAACGCCTCGGCGGTGAACTCGCGCCGGTCGCCGGTTTTGACGTCGACCGGGGCGAGCGGGCCACGCCAACCCATCGACGGCGACGGCGCATCCAGGTCCGGCGCTGCTGTGGTTTCGTCGTCGCCGAGGTCGACCATCATCTGATCGTTTCCGCACATGGCGCAGGCGGTCTGCATCGGCAGCATGATCCGAGTCCCCATAGCGGCCATCCTTCCAGGTCCAGTCAGGTTGCGGCGGCGCCCGTGCGGGCCGGGGTGTTTGCCGGTGGCCCGCTTGTAAAGGTTGGCCACGGTGCCGTTCACCATGCGCAGCGGGACGCCCTCTTTCAGCAGGAGCCGGCGGGCGCGGCGGAACGACCCGCGGGTACCCCATCGCACCTTCGCCGCGCCCTCACCCTCGGTCCAATACCGTTGCAAATGCTCGGGCATGGTGGAGATGTCGAATTCGGTGAGCGCCCACTGTGCGAACGCTTCGGCGTAGTCGAGTAGGTCGGCCTGGAACAGGGCGGCGGCGGTCTGCTGCGCCTCGGCTTCCATCCCGCGCGGGGTGAGCAGGTACGAGGCGAACTGCCCATATAGGGCGTCCATCTCGTCGTTGGTCATGTCGAAGTTGACCTCGTCGCCGTCGTCGCCGAGCGCGGACAGGTGCCACCCGGCGTTGCCCTCTTTCGGGTAGATCGAAAAGTGCTCGTCGTAGCCGGGGTCTTCGGGGTGCCACGTGCGCGGCTGCAGATCCATGAGCGCGACCATGTAGGGCGCGCGAGGGTCGTTGCCTTCGAACGGCTGCGTCTGCAGCTCACGGCGCAACAATTCGGTTCCGACGAACGCGGCCAGGCTGCGCATGTCGCCGTCGGACAGGTGCAGGCGGGCGGTTTTCTCCTCCCAATCCTCGCTGACTACCTCGTCGTTTTCGTCGTATTCCACCTCGCCTTGTGACGGGCCGGTGATGTCGAGCAGGTGTTCCTGATTGCCGCGGCGGGTGACGTCCCGATCGCGCTGCGACCAGTCGAACGACCGGTTGTAGTACTGGCCGTCGGGGATGTCAGAGCCGGCGCCGTCGAAGTCGATCGCATCGTCGCCAGTGCGGTTGCCGGCCTTGGCGGCTTTCGCCTTGAGCATGTTAAACAGGGCCGTGGAATGCCCGAAACGGCCACCCACACCGCGCGGGTGTTTGCTCTTGAAGTCCTCCAGGTCGGCGCCGGAAAGCGCGAATTCCCAGCCGGCGATGAGGTCCACCACGTCGGCGGCGGTCTCGCCGAACACGCTGTCGGCCTCGAGCGGCTCGAGTGTGAACGTGCCGGCGCCGCCCGTGCGGCCACCCACCACCCGGGGCACAGGCTCATTCAGGTTCTTGATCAGCCGCTTGCGGCGGCCATCGCTGTCGACCGTCTCCAACACGATGACCGGCTGACCTCCCACAATGTCGCGTTTCGTGCCGCGGATGTGGAGCGTCTCGCCGTTCTCTTCGATCTGGTCGCCGACGCTGAGCGAGTGCGCGTTCATCTTCGACGTGTGCGACTTGGGCCGGTTCGCCTTCACATGTTCGATCCGGTCGAGGATCTCCTGCTTGGTGCGCAGGTCGCTCATGTCGATGCCGAGATCGCGGGCCTGCCGCTGCACCTCGCGGATATTGGGCAGGTTGCCGGCGGCGGGCTGGCCTTGCACGTGCGAGTCGGACAGGACCGCGGCCAGCTCGTCCACGGTCAGCTTGTTCGGGTCGCCCACGGCCAGCTTGCGGCGGCGCACAGCGGCCACCAGCGACCGCTTAGAGAACCCGTTCAACGCGTCGTGCTCGCCCGACTCGAGCGCAGCATCGACCGTCTTAGGGCGCTTCTTAGGCACCGGAGGAGGACCATACTCGAGGGTCGCGTTGCCCCGGATCGCGCGTGAATCGAGTTTCGCACCGACAGACGCATCCATGATCATCGTACGTTTCTGGTCGGCGGTCGTATCGCTGGGCACGCTGTAGTGCTTAGCGAGCGCCGCCAGACTTGCGCCCTTGACACCAGCCAAATACTTCTGGGCGTCCTCGCGCGACTCGAGCCCCTCGAGATGGCTCGCATGATCACCGGGCGGTGTGGCCTTGGTCGGCTTCAGGCCGGCGTCAGGGTTTAGCCGGCCTTGCGCTGTCTTCACGGCCTCGGTCATGTGGCCAACCTGCTCATGCAGCTTCGCCGACCGGGCGTTCTGCGCGGCCTTGTCGGCGGCGATGATCGCATCGAGCTTGCCGGCGGCGGCCTGATCTTTCTTCGACCACTTCGACCGGTCGCTACCATGCATCCGTTCGGCGTTGCGCAGCCGCTCACGAGCCTTGTTCACCACGGCCGGGGCGGGCGCAGGCGGCGGCGCCTCACGCAGCGCGCCGCGCAACGCGCCAGGCACATAGCCCTTGTGTCCGCGGATGGCGACAGCCTGCGACGGTTTGACCTCCTCGACACCACCCGAGTCGCCTTCCGCTTTCGCCTTGACCGCGGCGGCCGACGGGGTGTCGGGCGCGTCTGCGTGGGCGAATAGGCCACCCTTGCCGCGGTGGTGTTTCTTGTTGAATTCGGCCCTGGCCAAACCTGCCAGCGATGCGACCTGCCCGACGGGTTCCTCGTACGGGATCTCGGCGATGTCGAGCAGGTCGTTTGACCATCCGTCGATCCGCTCGAGCACCTGGTCGACGGTGAGGTCTTCGGTATCGATCGGGGCGAGCTCGTCGAAGAGGTCTTCGGCCGCGCCGGTACCGAACGCGACCTCGCCCGTGGCCGGGTCGATGACGATCAGGTCCAGCACGGTTGCAGTGTCGGCGGTGGCGACGGCGAAAACGCGCATCATGCCCCTTCCACAGGTTGATCGGCAGGCTCATTATCGGCCCGGTACCCACGCGTCCACCACAAGGCGAGCACCTGTTCGGGTTGCCCGTCGCCGGGGTCGAACGGGCATGCGGACAGCGGCAGGCCGGAATCGGCGGCGTGTTTGCCGGCGGTGTAGGCGGCGTCTTTGAGCGTCTCGCTCATATGAAGTCCCTCCCACTCGACCGGGCCTTTGTTGCCTTTGCGGCTTTCACATCGGAGGGGCGGGCGAGCAGCTGCGCCCGGAATTGGGTCCGGTTCAGGCGCGGGTTGTCGGCCCACCAGCGCAGCAGCTCCTCGGACGCGTATTTACGCGCGCGGGTGAGCGGGCCTGTGAACAGGCTCCGCGGGTCGATACGGGCGGCTTTGCCTTCCGGGGAGAGCATGTGCCCGGACGTGTTCTGTTCGGCCTGCAGGTAGGACAGGTCGAGCCACTCGTCGTGGTAGCGGCGCACCGCAGCGTCGAGGGTTTCCCCGGGCTTGCGGTCGATTACTGCGGCGGCGGCCGAACGGTAGTCGCGGCCCTGCTCGAGCTGGGCGTCGAGATCCTGCTGCGCCTTGGTCGGGCGGCGTGGGCGTGGTTTCTTCTCACGACGGTCCATTTCGCCGATGACCTCGCGCAGCGCCGGCTCGTCCAGCTGGTCTTGGCGTGAGATGTCGGCGAACCGGGCGGCGAGTTGGTCGTCGGTCATCGCGCGCAGACGCGCGCGAGGGATGGACGGCGACGCGGGCGGCAGCGGCTCGGCGCCTTTGATCGCGGTCTGCCTGGCGCGGCGGAACGCGTCGATTTCTTCCGGTTCGGCCTGCTCGACGTCGGCCTTGATGACCTGGATTTGTTCGCCGTCGGGTCGGGTGTAGGTGAAGCCGGGGCGGATGACGTGGACGGGGGTTCCGCGTTGCGGGTTGCCGCCGATGTGGCGCATGGCGTGGCCGTCGAACGGGGCGATTTCACCCGCACCCGCCGTTTGTTGAACCTTCAACTTTTTGCCGAGCGCCGTCATTGCTTTGCCCAGCGCGGCCATGTCGTGGGCGTCCGCGGCGGCGAGCAGCTTACGCACGGCCGGGTCGTCCTGCACACCGTGACGGCGGGCGTCGGCGTTGAGCCGATGCGCCAACGCCTCGGGCGTGGCCTGGTAGTCGATCAGCTGGGCCGCCTCGGCTATCAGGTCAGCGCGTGCGCGTACCCGGTCGATGTCGGCCTGCCGTGCGCGCGCCTGCTGCACCCCATCCGGCTCGGGCGCCTCGGCCGGCACGCGGGCCTTGCGTGTCCGGGACCGTCCGGGCTTGTCCGGTGCCGCCTTGACCGCATGCACGCTCGGGCCGCCGTCGCCGTCGCCGAACTTGCCGCCTTTCCCGCGGTGGTGCAGGTCGTTGAAGCGTTTCAGCTCGGCGCCGGTCAGGCCGAACTGCGCGAGCGTGAATTCGGTGAGGGTAGGCATGCCTCACCCCCGATATCCGCGGTTGGTTGGCAGCGTCATCCGCTCGCCGACCTCTTCGATAAGCTGATCGCAGCGGCAGTTGATCCGCAACGCGGGCGGCAGGATCGGGTCACCGGGGAACATGGCCGGGAACTTCGGGCCGCCGTCGAGCCCGACCGAATAGGGTTCGAATATTTTGCGGCGTTGCCCGTCGGTGTCGACGTGTGCCGGGCGTACCCGTGTGTCGTGGGAGTCGAGCCACTGCTTGATGAACTCCAGGTCGCGGCGGTCGCCGAGCTCCGTGTAGGCGTTGACCAAGCCGCCTTGCGTGGCCGCGCGTAGCTCGGTGCGGGCGATCGTCTCACCGCGGTTGGTCCAGTAGGGTGAGCCGCCGTCGAGCAGGGTTCCTTTGATCTGCGCCGCAAGATCAGGTATCGGTGTGCCTTGGTCGGCTGCGGTCTGGACCTGCGCGCGGATCTTCCGAAACAGCTCGTCGGGTACCTGGACGAGGAAGTTTTGCAGCGTGTCAGCGTATTGCACCGCGAAGGGCAACTGGTCAAACAGCACCTCGCCCTCCTTCTGTCCAAAAAGGACAGTCAACGGTTTGCGGAGCTGCGGCAGCACCTGCGTCTCAATCCAGCGGGTGACGGCTTGCTTCCACAGGCCGGCGGCGGCGAGGACGCCGAGCGGGTCGACGATCGCCGGGGCGGGGAACATCGGCCCGGCGACCGCGGCCAACCATGGTGCGACGACAGCGGCGAGGAAAGCGAACCGGGCCGCGCCGATTTCCTGCTCGGTGGGCGCCGACGGGGGTGAGCCGTTCTGGCCGGGCGGCAACGGCGGCGGCGTGGGGCTGCTCATGCGGGCACCGGGATACGGCACGGCTGCGGGTGTTGCTGGTTGACGCACCGCTCGAGGGTGCACAGCCGATGACCGGCTGCTAGGACGCCTTCGGAGAGCAGGAACGCGAGCGTGCCCGCATCGTGCGGGGCGCCGGTCACCATCTGCCCCGAGCAGTAGAAACGCAGGATGTCGCCGAGGATGCCCGGGTCGGTGCCGGTGCGTGCCGCCAGTTGCGGCAGCAGGTCGAATGTGCCGTCGAGCAGGCGCAGGGCGTGCTGCTCGTCCTCGACCTGCAGGCGGGTGTGCAGGTCGAACGTGCGGCCGGCGAACGCCGTCATCAGGTCGTCGCGTACGCCGCGGGTGAGCATCTTCTTACCGGCGATCGCGAGCGAGTGCAGGGCGGCGACCTCGACCGCGGCGAGCAGGGCCAGCTGCCCGGCTGTGGTCGGCGGTTCCTGCGGGGCGCCGCCGGCCGGTGCCGCCTCCAATGCCGGCTGTGTCTCGCCCGGGGGCAGCGCGGGCGCGCCCGGGGCCGCGGGCGCGGTCGCGGTGAAGGTGAGCCCAAGCGCCTTCGTGACGGCCGGATCGGTGAGCATTTGCGGGTTAGACAGGATCGCCTTCGTGATCAGCCACTTTTGGAACGATTCCGGGGTGTGGGCGGCGGTCTTGGGGAAGTTGGCCGCCTCGAGCACCGCGTCGTCGGAGAGCAGGCCGAGCTCCCACAGCTGGATGGCGTCGGCGAGCCGGTTGGCGTGCACGACCAGCGGGGACATGTCGAACCACACCATGTACTCGTTCGGGTCGACGCCCATCGCTGCGAGTAGCGGCTGCAGCCATGTCTCGGTCAGGCAGTGGCATACCCGGGCGAGCAGCGGCGCAACAAAGTCGGTGTGGGTGCTGGCTTCGGCCTGCCAGGCACCCCAATGGTTCATGCCGCCCAAACCGAGCAGGATTTCGGGGGGGACGTCGAGGCCGAGCGCGAGCCGGCGGATGCACTGGTCGAGGCGGTCTTTCGTCTCCTGGTCGAGCGGCGTCTCAAACGTCTGCCACTTGATTTTGTCGATGTCTTCGCCGCGGACGGTCGCGAAGATAGGCACCAACGATCGGGCGTTGCCCTGATCTTTCAGCGTGCGGCCGGCGACGTCGGCGAGCCGCGCCTCGAGCGCCTCGCCGGGGTTGCTCGGCTCGTCGTCGCCGCGGGGGAAGTCCAGGCTGTCGGGTAGGAAGATGATCCCAGCCCCGGCGAGACGGGAGTCGTTTTGCGCGCTCGAGCGTTTGTCGTACTGCTCGATCAGGTTCAACAGGGTCAGCGCGGAACGCACCGACGAGTCGGCGTGATCGGGTTTCTGCGGGTGCGGTGTCCAACACCGGCCGAGTAGGCCCGTGTTCTGCTTGGCCCGTGCGGCGTCGACGGCCTTGTCTTTGCCCTGCGGAATCCAATATTTGACCTTGCCGCCGCCGTACTTGTGGGGCCGTTCGAACTCGAGCGCCGGCTCGCCTGGCGCCTGCTTGATCTGCGCCACCGACAGGATCATCCACCGGTCGACGGTTTCGCCCTGCCCGGTTTCGACGAATTGGAAGTATTCGCCCGGCGCGTACAGGTTGAGCATCGCGAGGCGGATCAGCTCTGGGCGTTCCTCGGCGCCGCCGAAGATCTGGTCGGACAGCTCGGCGATCTTCGCTTCGGTGACCTTTTTACCCGGCTCGCCGTTCTCCTTCTTGGTGATGAACAGTTCGCAGCGTGACCCCATCGACGCGATCGCGTTGGCTACCGCCCGCAGCTCGGGGCACCGGTCGTAGTGGCGCATCGTCTCGAGCTGCCACGCCGAAGACCCGAACTTGAAATCTTTCCAGCCGACCCCCTCCAACGTCATGGATGCGGCGGCGGCGGTCTGGTTACGTGGCCGCTGTTTCGGCATGACGGCCGGGGTTACGGCTGCGGTCTTCTTCCGCAACGTGAGCGCCATCAGCGGTGCGCCTCCTGGTCATCGTGTAACGGCATGGGCTGGTTGTAGAGGGTCGCCTTGCCATTGACGAGGCGCTGCAGGTCGGCGGCCATGACCGCGAGCCATGAGAACGTGAGCAACGCGGCGGGAATCAACGCGGCCGGATGGTGCGGCACCAGCACGTATGCGGCGGCGTTGATT